AAAAAGAAAAATAAAAGTTAAAAAGAAAAATTAAAGAAAAGAAAATTAAGGTGTGACTGAAAGTGACTCGTCATTGAGAGGAGCCAGTATAGGTAAAGGTAAATTGATAACCGATACCATTAAAGAAGAACATATACTAGCAGCTTTTGTTGTGAATCTAGCAATGCCAGTTTTAAAAAGATGTCTGTACGTAGGAGTTAGAACATTTTGATCCATAAGATAACTACGTAACTGTTTATTCTTTTGTGAAGCATAATCGAAAGGTGTAAGAGGTTGAACACCAAGGAAATCACCATCAATATTAGTTCCAGTTTCATAAAAACGATTATGCATTATATTTTGCTTTCTATAATGTACTTCATCAATAAAATTAGTATAACCATTTTGAGCTGATGAATACCAACCAACAGCTTTAGAAGTACAATATTTAGTAAATCTTGTATAATATTTTGGAGCAAAATAAGCAGTTAATCCAAGTGTAATAGCTCCAATTGCAACACCAACACAAGCACCAATTAGTGCATATTTTAATATTCTATGTGTTTGAGCACGTATAGTTCGTGGTTTGTTAATTCTTGCAACAAAATCTTTAAATCTACCTTGTGCATCAACAGCATATGAACTGTTTTGTTCAATTAATCCAAATGAATAATCTTCTACGTCTTTAACCATAAAAAACTCAAACACATCAGTATCATGTTGATAGACACGTTTCTTAAAATTCATTGCTCTTTGAGCATGTGATATTATTTCTTCAGAAGTTACTTCATATCTTTTACATATATCTTCTGGAATTTTATCTTGGAGTTTTACTTCACCTACACCCATATAATCATCATATTTAATTTTAACTGATGTCCAAGATTTGTCAAGTCTATCATTATCATTTTTAATCATATGTAGTAATGATACTGCATAACCTCTTAAACCAGGTAAATAACCAACCATATCTACCAAAGCCCTACATTTTTCATGTGCTAATTTTAAATATTCTTTCTGTGTTGAATATTTTTTATATGTAAGTCCAATTTTAGAAAATACACGACCAAATTTTGGACAAAGAAAGAATTTACCATCTTGTAGTTCACAGAAAAATGAGGAACAATATTCGAGCTCATAATGAAAATCTGATTTTTGTAGCTCGACTTTAATACCCAAACCTGCCATACTTTCTGTAAATAGATCTGCGTCAATATCATGTTCAATAATACCAAAACTATCATCACCACTACACATAAGAGTTAGATCTCTTGGATTTGAAATAACATCAATGCCTTGCTCAGATAAAGCAAAAGCATTTAAAAAGAAATTAAGTAGTGTGTTACCTATTGACGTATTTGGATCACCAGATCTACGTGTTCCAATAACATATGCATTAAAATCATCATCTGTTCTAGATGATGTACCATAATACCATTTACCAGCATTAATATTACAATGTTCTCTTATTAATGTACTGGTTTTGCCAGATCGAACCATTCGTAAATACATGTTACGTTCTATTTCTAATAGGAATGGTTGTATAGATGCATCATATTTACTATAATCGGCAGCATAAAATGTTGTAAAATCACTTGGGATATGTGTTGAAAATACATTGCCGATTTGTTCTCGATTTAAACCTGAGGTCATTTTAAAACTACTTTGACCATCTATTCCAAATTCTTTCTTCATCTTTTTATTAATTGAATAAAATATAGGACCAAGATGAGCTGTGATTAATGAATTTGGACAACTAATGAATCTGGCTACTTTGTTGGGTAATTTATTTGTTAATTCAGCCTTTACAAAACATGTATAATGTTTCATGAAAAAATGTGGGTTATCAAAAAATAATCTTGTTAAATCAGGATCATAGTAAGCTCTTCGATATTTTTCTTTCTTCCATTCATTCCATGATCTAGTTGATAACCACTCCTCAAATGTAACAAAATCTTCGTGCTTCATTTTAGGTAGAACTTTGTTTATATTCTTATAAACAAACCTTGAAAATTTCATTTGTTTTCGTTTAATAGCACGGTAATAAGCTAAATTTTGCCTTGATTGAAATGCTTGTTTAAGATTGGTCATGGAGGATTCATGATATATATATGAAGTTTTAAAATAAGGCAATATGGCTGAAATAGGAGTTCGTTTCCGATTTTTCATGTCAAAAAATTTTAAGATAGCATTTTTATCTTTCTGATCAGGTGCTTCATAATCAAAAACGCCATCTATACC